ACCAGTCTCCCTCTTCTCCTCCTCAGAAGAAGAACCAGAAGGCAGACCCCCCCTACCCCCCCGGCTCTCCACAGCCGGGGAAACAGCGGGCGTCCCGATGTAGCGGCGCGTCGTCACGGCGCAACCCCTTCGACGGGATTCTGCGCCGGCGCTCTACGAGCCGATCTGCGGCCCGATCGCTTTCCGCCCTGTGGTGGTAGCCCCCCGGCGTCGATCGTGGAAGGCGCGGGCTTCCGGCGGCCTTTACGGGCCTGCTTCGCGGCCTTCAGCTTCGCGGCGATCGCCTGCTGCCGCTTCTTGGTCCGTTCCCGCTGGCACGGCACGCACTGGCCGTGCGCGGTGTACCTCAGCGGCGATCCACAGGCGCGGCACGGGTGCGCGCCCTCGTACATGACCATGCCGCGCGCGGCGGCCTCGGTGCGACTCATCGTCATGCGGACCCTTTAGAGAGTCGGCATCGTAAACGCAACCGTAAAGAGCCGAGGTCGATCGGCCCTCACCGACGACCAACCGATGCACTGCTGCTAGGAGACCTCGTCCAGTAGTCCGCGACCATGCTCGCGCGACCTCGGCAAGCTCATGATGCCGCGCGCCACAGCAGCGTCAACACCACGAAGCAAGTCACGATGGCGGCAGCCGTGACGGCCAGGCCGAGCGCGACCATCGGGTCGCTGGTAGGGAGAGTGCGGCGGCGTCGGGCCATGGTCAGTGGCAGCTAGCGTGCAGCGGGGATGGGCGGGACACCGCAGCGTCCTCGCCGCCGCGCCGACAACGTACCGCCGACGGGCGCCAGACGCTAGGGCGCGGTGTCGCCCTGCCAGCTCACGCGCACCGTGCGGCCGCTCCAGCCGTCGCCGTACACCGAGCTGCCGGCGATGGTGACCTGCTGAACGGACACGACCGGCGAGGCGAGGCGAAGGCCTCGGTAGGCCACGGCGAGCTGGCCGACGAACGCCAGCAGCGCCGCGTCGCCCTGCTCGCGCGGCGCGTACACGTCGGCGAGCAGCGTGCCCGTCCACCGGTAGCGGTCGCCGTTGTTCACCGAGGCGCAGCTGTCCACCGAGGTCAGCACGCGCATCCACAGCGAGCCGAAGTCGGGCACCGGGCCGTTGTCGATGACGTACGGCACCGAGGCCCCAGCCGCCGCCGTGATCGCTGGCTGCCTGACCGCTTCGAGGAGCTGCTGGTGCGTCGTCACAGCGCGGCGACGACCGTGGCCAAGATCCGGGTGATGGCGCGCATCCAGGCCTCGCGGACGGCCTGCTGCACGCGGACGCGGTGCGTCAACGCGCGGTTCTGCGCCTCGGCGGACAGCGACCGCAGCAGCAGCTCGATGTCCTCGCCGCGCGCGACGCGCACCGGCAGCATCGCAGCGTCCTCGGCCATGGCGAGCAGGTCGGCGCGGACCTGCGGGTCTTCGATGTCCGCCTGCAGACGGTTGAGCAGCACGCCCAGCTCGTCCTTGACGATCGACTCCACCATGTTGGGGAACGCCATCAGCGCACCGTTGCGGCGTCGGCGTCGAGGCGGTCCTTCCAGGCGCGAAGGCCGCGCAGGTAGGTCTGCTTCGCGGCCTCATCGAGCTTCGGGTCGGCGGCAAGGTAGGCCACCATCATCGGCGCGAACCAGTCGTAGGTGGCGCGGTCGGCGGCGATGCGCTGACGGTCAGGACCGCAGCAGCCGGCGACGAGCAGGGACGCCGCGAGCGCGGCACGACGGGCGAGGGTGTTCATCGGTTCTGCAGGATCTCGACAAGGCGCTGCTCCCGCTTCTCGTACTCGGCTCGGTTGTCGGCCAGGATGCGATCGACGGTGTTGGCGAACGTGCCGCTGATCTTCGACGCGGCGTCGAGGTGCTGCGACACGACGCGCTCGTGCGCAGCGCGCATGGCCTCCTCGCGCTTCAGGAAGTACCAGGCAACGCCGAAGGCGAGGCCGCCGCTACCGACCCCAAGGAACTTGTCCCACGGGATGGCGGCGATGTCGGTCGGAGACTGAGCAGCACCCGCGACGATGGCGACGCTGCCGCCGGCGACGATGCCGGCGAGAGTGGATAGAACGCTGTGGGCCATGTTCACGGGTGTAGCCTGCTCGTCATGGTCGCTGCACTTTCTGTGGGGTGATCCATTTTCGCGCTAAGGTCTGGCGAACTACTTCCAGACGCCGGACACCTTGACGTACGGCGTGCAGGTCTTCCAGACCCCGCTGACCTTGAGCCACACGGTGGTCTGCTTCCACACGCCGGCGACCTTGAGCCAGACCACCGTGTTGGTCGGTGGGGCGCCAGTCGGTGCGAGCAGCGTCAGGAGCATGGCTAGACGGAGAGATCAGCGATGGCGTCCTGCACGGCCTCGATGGCGACCTGCAGGCGCGCGGCCTCGTCCTCGTCGCCGATCGAGATCGCGGTCGCCTGCTTGCCGTTGAGGTAGGCCAGACGAGCTTGGAGCATGCGCAGCTTGTCGGTCATGGCTAGACGAGGGCGATGAGTTCCTGCGCCACGGTGGACAGGTGCGACTGCAGCAGGACCACGTCGTACTTGTCCGTGCCGTCGATCGCGGCGTAGGCGGCCATTCGTCCGCCCTGGGCCGCCGTACCGGACTGCACAAAGTCCGTCGGCGTGAAGGGGCTGAAGACGCGGTTCTTGGCGTCGAACCTGTAGATCTGGTTGATGGCCGAAGCGACATACACGTTGACGTAGGTGTAGCGCCCTTCCTGGCCGAACGGCGAGTAGGCTCCCGTCGTTCCCGCGCCGAAGCTGTTGACGTTGCCGTCGTAGGTGATCGCGCCGGTCCAAGCCCCGGTGATCGTGTTCGCGATGTCGAACAGATCCAACGTGACTGCGCCGCCCCTGAAGAAATACTGGAAGCTGTGCCGAGCGTTGCGTCCGGCGTCTGGCTGGATTCCCCAACCAGGTGCCCACAGGTTGCCAACAGCGTTCGCAGCCGGTCCTGCTGCGAAGTAGGTGGTGCTCCATGCATCGGCCGCAATGGAGTTCGTCCCGTTGTTCACCGTCGCGTCGGTGAAGTTGTAGGTGTAGGTGGTCGTGACGCCAGAGGTGCGGAGCACCAACAGATTGGGCAGCTCGATGACGTACTTCGCAGACGTGCTCGGCTGCGTCGTCCACGCCGTGCCCAGCGTGTAGACCGGCGACGCGCCAGCCGTGTGCGACGCGATGATGCGCCGCTGACCGACCGCCGCAGGCGTCGTCGTGTCCTGCACGATGCGGATCTGGAAGTTGCGGTACTCGTTGGCTTCGACCGCCGCGTCACCAGCCGAAGCCTGACCCGTGATGCTGCTCGCTCCAGTTGCGGTGGCCGAGAGCGCCATGCGGATGCCGCCAGCGGTGTCCGTGTCAAAGGTGCCCTTGATCATCCCCTCGCCGGGCTTGTTGTCGTAGGGAACGTACTGCTCGTCGAGCACAAGCATCGCGCTGTCGGTGGCGATGGTCGCGGGCAAGTTGGTCGTGGTCCTGTTCGCCAACGTGTTCGATGCAGGCTCGAAGCTGCGATAGATGCCTGCTGCCGTGGTGCCTGCACCCAGCATGAACAAGCGACCGCACAGCAGTTCGTATCGGGTAGTGGTCCCCGGCGTGAACGTCAGCGCCGCGTCCACCACAATCCTCGGCGTGGTTCCAGCGGTGTTCGCCACGATCCACCGTTCTTCGGTCTTACCGGCCGCAGTGTCGATCAGACGAATCCTGAACCCCAACTCCCCGCTTCCGCCCCGGTTCGCCAGCATGTTCAGCCCGACCGCTGTCGGGAGCGCCGTCGAAAGCGTGAAGGCAGTTGTGGTTGGGCTAGTCGCCGACAGCGTGCCAACCGCTCCGAAGCTCGGAGCGAAGGCGCTGGTGCTGCCTGCGGCGAACGTGCCCGTCGTGAGCGGGGTTGCGGTCACAAGCTGCCAGCCCTTGGAGACGATGTTGTATCGGTCCAGCGTCGTGTTGCTGCTCAGCGTGTAGACGAACGGGTTGCGCGTCGAGTCGTTCCGCAGGTCGGATGCCATGGAAAAGCCCGCTGCGTGTCCGCTGCGCGCTGGAGCGACCTGCGCCCAGATGAGCCGGTCGAGGACTTTCTTGAAGGTGTAGGCCATTGGTCTAGGTGATGCGAGAACGGACGCAGTCGAACCACGCCGAGAGGTTGCTGCCGCGCGTCAGCAGCTGCGGCTGGTCGCCGCCGAGGCCGGCGATGTTGGTTACGCCGGTCACCGTGGTGACGGTCGAGACGGTCGTCACCGTGGACACCGTGGTCACCGTGCCCGACTCAACAACCGCCGTAACGCGCTGGCGCTGCTGCGATCGGTCGTAGCCCTGCGGCGAGGACAGCGCCGCCATGATGCGCGTGAGCTGCAG